AAGATCATATAAATACTCCCTTTTTATTTGGGCGTATTGTACAGGAATATTTGCATTTAAGTAAGCCATAAATTAAACCTTTTTTAATGTGCCCCAATTAGGTCCTTTTTTGTACGTAACTTTATTAGGAATCTTAAGAGGAACAGCAGTCTCCATTGTTTTTTTTACTATTTGTGCAATACTATCTTTTTTTATAGATAAACACAATTCATCATGAATTTGTATCTGCGGTAAAATACCTTGTTCATATAAATCTACCATGGCTTGTTTAGTCATATCAGCTGCACTACCTTGAATTAATCTATTTAAAGCTTTGTATGTAAATGCAGGTTTGTAATGTTTTGTAAAATTATCCATATGATCTTTAGGTATTTTTTCTTCGTCATATAGTTCAGTTAATTTAGCTTTATAAGCAATCTGTGCATCTTCTTTGGTTAGAATTGGTACCGGAGTATATCTATTTAATTTTCTATCCCATTGTCTATCCTGTGTTTCCCACTTATTAAATCTGCAAAACCTATCTTTTAGTGTAAATAATAATTTATTATCTTCAGCAAACTGTATTAGATCTTGTGATAAACGTCTGACAAAAGGTGCATTATTGTGATACGTATTAAATAATTCATTAGCGGCTTCTCTGCTTAAATTTAATTCTTTAGCTAATTTTATTTTACCCATACCATAAAAGAGTCCTAGGTTAATTGTTTTGGCCATGGTCCGTGATATCTGAGCCATGTCTGCTACTGTCTGGTGAAAGTCTACATCTTTTTCTGGGTCCTTGTAAGCTTCTTCTATCTTCTCTAAACTTTCTATTAGATTAAGTGGTAATTGTTCATTATCAGAATCAGGTTCCTTTTCTAAATATATTTTTAGTGCATAGTGAACTACTATTCTAGGTTCTTGTTGTGAGTAGTCAAATGATCCCCACGTACACCCGTCGTCAGGTATAAATAGCTCTCTCATCTTCTTACCTATAAAACCTTTTGATGGTATTTGTTGTAAGTTAGGATTACTCATTGAGAACCTACCAGTTACGGTTCCACCATCGTCAGATCTAATCTGGTTTATATCTGCATGTATTCTACCTTCATGTACAAAGTCTAATAAACCTTCAATAAAAGTATTTTCTGTTTTGTCAAAGTTTCTAGCTTTAACAATTAATCTTAAAAAGTGATCTTCGTGTGTTGATAAATAGTCTTTGGGAAGTTTAGGGGTAGTAGATTTAATTGTTTCTGTTTTTACCTTTCCATCCTTATCTTTTATTACATTACCCTTTTTATCTTTAAGATCTTTTATTTTATCTTTAGTAGTTTCGTAGTTAGTTATTTCTCGGTGATTTAACAAAGCTTTAATAGAAGATGCTGCCCATATTTCTATTTTAACTCCTGTTCTTCTTTCAATATAATCAATAATATTTTGTTTTGTTTTCTTTAAACGTTTACCAAATGCTTTAGCTTTTTGGACATCTATTTTAACTCCTTTAAATTTCATGTCAACCAGGCAAGGAAATAATTTAGTTTCTAAATCAAATATCTTTCTACATGTTTTGTTTTCATTTGTTTCGTGGTCCGTGTATACTACTTCGTCTAATTTTTTTTCAAAAATATTCCACAACTTTAATGTTAAGTTAACATCTTGCTCCGCATAATCTTTTACTAAATGGTAAGGTAATTTATGCATGCTCGTCATTGGATCTTTGATCGTGCCTTTAGACCACTCTAAAACTTTTGCAGACATATCATATTTATATTTTGATTCTTTTAAATATTCTTTACTAATAGCATCTAAAGAATATCTCATTCTAGTTTCATCAATTACAGAAGCTGCAATCATAGTATCTAACAATTGACCTTTAGGCATGTCTCCAGTAGCTGATCTAATCCAACAAACATCATACATTGCATTATGAAATACCTTACGTATGTCCTTGTTTTGAAAGACTTTTTTGTTCAAGTAATCCCATGTTTCTTTGGTGTTTAAGTTGTCTGTCATGTGGTGAGCAATAGGAAAGTAAAAAGTTTGATTCTTTGTAGCTATAGCTATGCCAGTTACAAACCCATCTTTTCTAACTGCACCAAGGCCTTTTGTTTTTAAATTTGGATCGTATGTTTCTAAATCGATTGCTACTGTATCTATACCTGTTAAATCTAAATCAGTTAGTTGTGGAACTGTACACATTATTTATAATCCCTTTCTATTATCATTTCTATAAAATGAATTGCTTTTTCTAAGTCTTGCTTCTTTCCTTTGTCGCGATGTCTTACAATATACTTTATAGCACAGCCTTCAGGGTAAAGCAACTCGTTCTCTACTACAAATTTACTTGGTTGTATTTTATATTTTTGATAATGTGATCCACCTATTTGTTTGTCATACGCTTTGCTCATGATGATCTTACTCCTAATGTTCGCTTAGTTGTTGATGCAAGTTCCCAGTAATCGAAAACTCCTCTACTGTATGCTGTATATTCTAATCTTAATTGTGTGTGAAATTTCTCTGGAGCTCTTTTCATACTCATAGTATGATCCACAATAACGTTATCAAATGTTAAACCTTTTACCTGATGTACGTTTCCATAAAAAATCTGGTTAGGTTTTTCATTATCAAATCCATTTGCTATTACTCTTTTTATATAATGTAATTTTTCTGCTCCTCCTGTAACGCCACTGGGAACACGAATTAAATCAAAGTCTGTGTATTGTTTACAATCTGGTTTTAATAACTTTTCATTAATTAATTCATCTATAGTGTAATTTTTTTCCGTCCAACCTTTAAAATCAAAATCACCTTTTTTGTTAACTATAACCTTGCTGCCCATATAATCCCAAAACGATTTAATTTGAGTAAGGTGCATTGATTTACCTTCAACAAAATCTGGCCACACATAATGCGAGTTTATTTCTTTTTTAGAAGCATGAGGTGAACAATCAACCATTGCATATTCTAAACCTTGTCCAGATAAAAATTTAGTAACACGAGTATCACTTGGTTTACCTCTATAAGTAAATAAAAAAGTTTGATTTGTATTTTTAATTTTATTTAATAATATGTCTAAGTGAGTAGAACCTCTTTCTAAATAAGGTAAACGATAAGCTTGTCCTTGTATAGTCTCCCCAACGTGTCCCATACCATGCTCTTCTCTATACTTAGCAGGAGTCCATACTCTGTGTGAAGTCCATTTATCCCACACAGGTGTAATAACTTTTTTACATTTTGTATTAATTGCTTCACTACATCTTAAACCCTCCTTTAATTCAAAATAAGGATTAGAAGCAAGTTTGTGAAAGTAATCCGGGTTTGACCCTGCGTACTCAAATAATGTTTGGTCTGCATCGCCAATCAAATAAAAATGTCCATCTTTTACATTCGTAGCCATCTTATCAATAGCTTCTGTTTGAGGAACGTTACTATCTTGACACTCATCTATAATTACTGCATCTACATCCGGAGCCTTAACATTAGGATCTATTAATCTTTCGATCATGTCTGTAAAATCTTCTTTGTCATAAAGTTTTTTATATTTTTCATAAATTTCAAATAATTCTTTCATAACTTGCAGATTGTATGGTTCGTATGAATCTTGATCACACAGTCTCCAATACTCATCATAAGAAAGTCCTCTGCCTTTAGCATCGGATCTAAATTTATATAGATTATGTTTTTCAATATCAGGATTACCATCACGTCCAAAACGTCTATCTGCTTGAATTAAATTTTTATGATCGTCTAATTTAGTTTTTGTTAATTTACCTCGTAAAGATGGCCTATTTTTACAGTAATGGTGAATAGTTCCTATAGTTTCTCGCAATTCTTTTTTAGTAACACCTTTCATTTGTGGCAATTTAAATATGGCTTCTAAAATTTGCTCGGCTGCTACGTTAGTGTGTGACAGTATAAGAATTTTTTTATAACTATACTTAACTAATAGTTCTTCATAAAGTCCAGTTATATAAACGTGTGTCTTACCTGTTCCTGGAGGACCAGCAATAAATCTAGGCTCTATCTTTTTCAAAGTCATTTATTAAACCTCCTTCCCCTTCTTCATAGTACTCACCTTCTAAAATTATATCTTCTTGCATAAGTTCAGGGTTTTCTATTTTCCAAGACACACATGATTTTCCAAGATACTTTCCATGGTGTTTTTTAGCTTTAAGTATATCTTGCATTTTCATAACAAGGTCCACACGTTCCATATTTATTTTTTGAGATTGTAAATAGTCTTCAAAATTATTTAAATTAAATTCTAAAATTTCTTTACGTGGATTAAAGTATGGCATTTGATAATTGGCTAATTCTTTTTTATCTGTAAAAACTTTAACTTTGTTAATGTAGTTATTAAAATACTTTTTAAATATTAAATTGCTATCAGCTTCTTTATCATATTCTTTAGATTGACTTCTAGATGCAAATTTTAACTGCATTATCTCTTCAAATTGATTTGGTTTCATTTTAGGAATCCAGACTTGTGCTTGAGAAATCACAGCATCATAGAATGCTTTTTGATTCATTAGTGTTTGGCCATCCACAATAATTGTTTTTTTAAAAGAAGTACCCTGTAGTACACCTTTAACTTCTATCTTGTATCTATTTTGCCCATACTGTATAATGTCGCCGATAGATTCATCCGCAATTTCTTTTACTTCAGCAAGAGCTTTGTCTTCTGCACCAATCCAACCAAATATATGGGCCACAGATTGTTTTTTACATTCTAATATTTCTGCAAGTTTAGGCATTCCAAATTGTCTTTTAGAATTTCTAGTACTAGAACCTTTGTTTTCTCTTTTTTCTGCTTCATCATCATTTGCTGCTACTGCAATTTGATAAATAAAATCATTAATTTCTGCATCGTCCCAATCGGTATGTTTAATTAAAGTCCCTGCTATAGCAGTGCAGTATTCGTCTCTCTGTCCTTTTATTGCATATAAAAGAGAAAGAGCAGTAGCTAATGTTATTTTTCTTAAAATTTTATTAAGATCACCTGTGTATTCCGTGAACCCTTTATATTTTTCCCATCTTACATGTTCAGCATGCTTACTGTGTAATGAACCTGGAACTACAGTAAATTGAGATTCACCACTTCTTATTTCTGTTAAAGTATTGCCGTGTGCTGCAAATTCAATATATTTTTCTAAATCAGAAGGCATATCAAATTTTTGTTTAGGTAATTTTATTTTCCACATGTAATGGCTACTTGGATTGTGGTCTCTACCAAATACAGCATCACAATTTCCTAACCATACTTTTATAAATGCTTTTGCTCTTGGGTGGTCTACATCAAAGTCAACTAAGTTATCTAATCTTAATCCTATACTTCTATCTAAATATTTTTTTTTCCATTCTTCTTTCGTAAGTGTAAAATTTTTTTCTGTCCATTTTTTTTCTAAAGGTTTAGCACCATCACATGGAACTAAGGTGTATCCTAAATCTATCCATTGATCATAGGTAGTCGGACTACCGTTATTATTTTTATCTTCAACCATAATTTTTAATAGGCGTTTCCACTCTCGCTTCCACGCCTATCCCTAGGAACTATAAATTGATTGATCTTTTAGTTGTTTCTTGAGTTTCAGGTTTTGCTTGTACAGCACCTTTGCCAACTTTTTCAGCAAAGCTTTTTGCACTTTCATAAACTGATTTATCTTCAATAGGTTTAACCTTAGACACATCCCAACCAAACCATGTTCCTTTGTCATTTGA